GGGATGATGTACGCATCTCCAAGATATACTCATTATGGTTTACAACAATTTGAGGTTTTAATACCGGGATTCAAAGATAGAGAATATACTGTTGGAACATATGAAGAAATGGATGAAGCCGCATTACAATATGCGAAATCTTATATTGATGATATAGGTGCGGATGGATTTAGTGAATCGTTTATTGAAGATTATTTAGATGTTGACGCTATTGTAAGTATGGCTGAAGATGATTATGATTATCAAATTAGAGATTATCCTGATAGTTATTTTAGTGATGATGATTATGAATTGACTCCGGAACAAGAAGAAAGAATAGAACAACTTGAATCTCAAATAGAAGATTTAGAACAACAAAAACTTGAATTGGATTCAGATGATGATAATTATTATGAATACGAAGAGGATTTAGATAATCAGATAGAAGCTCTCCAAGAAGAGTTAGATAATATTGAGGTTGATACCGAACCAACCGAAGATATGATTGAGAATAAAGTTAATGAGTTGGTTAGAGATGTTAGAAGAGACCCACTAGATTATCTTAAAAATTATGGATTAGATATTAAAGAGTATATTGATGAGGATGAGTTAGCTCAAGGATTAGCTGACTCCGAAGGTTGGGGGTTTATGAATGGTTATGATGGTCAATATGATAGTGAAGAAGTTAACGGGGTAACCTATTATATTATGAGAACTAACTAAAACTATTCCTTTTTCCAATCTTTTCCCGTATATTTTATATAATATAATATGGAAATGAAACAGAAAAATAAGAATAAATTCATAATGGACACCGATTGGTTGTTTGACGGTATTTTAGATGCTGAACAAAAACAATATGTGTTATTAGATTACTTTCAAAAGATGAACAAACATCTTGAAAGAATGGAGGTTTACCCAATGTTTATTGAACTTTCATTACACTTGGGTAATATACAAACCTTACTTACACAAAACAAAATTTTATATGTTGATAAAAAATTAACCTCCAATGATGATGAACTAGTTTTATCCGATTTAAAGGTTAAAGACATTCCCGTTTTAGATGATGAGGAAGTTATTGAGTATCAAAAAATATTAAAAAATAGTCAACCACAACTACATGACTATTTCAATTTCGCAAAATCAATTTGGAGTATTGTTTATGATTCTATTGATGTTATTGTGAAGAAAAATAAAAATAATTTACAAAATAAGTCGGGGTTTTTTTACTACAAGCAACCTGAAGAAATGTTTATATGGCAATATACCACAAGAAAGGTGTACAAAACCAAAAATCAAACAAAAACATCTTTAAAATTAGTTTTTAAAGGACAACAAGGAAGTTTGACTATTCCGGAAATTATCTCTACTTTTTCAAAAACTTACGAAAAGAATAATGAAATGGATTATCCAATTTTTGAAGTATTTTGTAGTGACATTTTCCCATTAAAGGAAACATTAGTTCCAATTTTTAAAAGAAAAATATTATCATATATTAATCAAAATATTAAAATAACTAGAAAATTATTATCATAATGGACAAAAAACAAATTAAAAATTTGATGGATAAGTTAAGACGACCAATCCACATCAGTTACATCTCCAAATATATTCTTAGAAAGAATCTTGAGGAAACAAAAAAAGAATTGGATGTTTTAATATTAGAAGGTTATGTTAAAGAAAGTAAAATAAGTGATGGATATTATGTGGCTGTCTAAAAAAACGTATTACATTGGTAGCGGTTGTAGTCAGACCATGATTAAGTTTTTTAAGTACTCAGTTTTATATAGTTTGTCACCATCCGGATGGTCTATTAGATTTAATAATGGGTTTGGTATTAATGTCACCACTAAACCGTTATTCTCAGTTAGAAACGGGATTAAAAAAAGTATTAAGTTAGGGAAATATTATATAGTAAAATTATGAGTGAAAAAAGTAAGGAAATGGTTAACCACCCGGAACATTATGGTGGTCAGGATAATTTATATGAAGTTGTAAAAGTGTGTGAAGCTTGGGGTCTTGATAAAGATGCTTACATCTTCAACGTAGTAAAGTATGTTGCAAGAGCGGGTAAGAAAGATTCTGATAAAGAACTTCAGGATATGAAGAAAGCGTTGTGGTATTTAAATCGTAAAATTGAACGTCTTGAAAATAACAGTTGATATTGACCAATACGCAGAAGGTGCGATTCTGTTAGATGGATTAGAAAGTGCGATTATTGGAATTGTTGAGGACTTTGGTTCTCCGGGAAGAAAAATATTATATTCAAAACAAAGGATATTAGATATCCTACAAGAAAGAGACTTAATGCTTTATGGTGAAGCGGAAGAGTTTTACGATTATAATATATTAGGGTTATACGCTGGTGAACAGAATGCGGTGTTCTTAGACCAAGGCTTAGAACCAATTAAAAATAAAGAAAACGAGTGGGAATACCACGCAAAATAATAAGATGATAGAAACAGGAAAGATAATTAATGGGGATTGTATTGAGGTAATGAAAACTTTTCCGGAAGGGTCAATTGATTTATTGGTGACATCACCTCCATACAACGTAAACATTTCTTATGATGTTCATAAGGATGATTTACCAATGGATACGTATTACGAATGGACAAAGGATTGGTTGAGAGAGGCGTTCCGAGTATTGAAAGATGATGGAAGGATTGCTGTGAATGTTCCGAATGAATTGAATGTTCAAGAAAGAGGTGGAAGAATATTATTCGTTGCTGAGTTTTGGATGATGATGAAAGAAATTGGGTTTAAATTTAGTGGGTTAGTTGACCTTACGGAAGATAGTCCACACCGAGTTAGACAAACTGCTTGGGGTTCTTGGATGAGTGCGTCGGCACCCTATATATATAATCCAAAGGAATGTATTATTTTAGCTTATAAAAAAACTAATAAGAAATTAACTAAAGGGGAATCTCAATGGTTGGGGGAACCAACTAAAATAATTCAGGAAGATGGAACCATCAAAAATAAAATGATTTATAAAGATGAGGATAAGAAAGAGTTTATGAATTTGGTTTTTGGTAGATGGGAATACTTTGCCGATACTAAATCCTTAACCAAAGCAACCTTTAGTATGGATATACCAGCAAAGGCGATTAAAATACTTACATATAAGAATGATATTATTCTTGACCCTTTTATGGGTAGTGGAACATCAGCTGTGGCGGCAGAAGTGCTTGATAGACGATGGGTGGGGATTGAGTTATCTTCGGATTATACAGAAATTGCTAGAAAACGAGTACAATCATTTATTGATAGTAAAAAACAAACAAAATTAGAATTAAAAGAAGAGGTGTTATAACCTCTTTTTTATTTTTAGTATATTTATAACTAAAAGATTTATTATGGCAAAAAGATTTATAATTTCAGAAGAAGAAAAAGGAGATATCCTTTCAAAATACGGATTAGTTAATGAACAAAATGAACCAATTGAATTTAAAAAGGCGGTTCAGTGTTTTCTTAACAAAAAAGGATACAAAGATGACTCAAATAAACCATTGGTTGTTGATGGACGTTTGGATGATAAAACTAAAGAGGCTCTAAGTAAATATCAAATTAAACTTGGTGTTGACAGTGATGGTGTTTGGGGTCCAATGACTTATAATAAAATGCCAAATGGGGATGTTCAAATTTTTAAACAATGTATTTCGGATGAAGGGGATATTGTAGATAAAGGATTACATTTTTTTGGATTAGATTAATGAAAAAACTTATAAAAGAAAGTGGGATAAGAGATATAAACGCTCTAGCAAAACGATATCCTAAAGCTGAAATATATTTTCACCAAGATTTAGATGGTGTGACGACAGCTATTGCTATGAAACAATACCTTGAAAATAATGGTATTAAAGTGGTAGGCGCTCATATTATTCAATATGGTGATAAAGAGTTTGCTGTAAAGAAGAATGATGCAACAGGTGATGTGATGCCGGTATTAGTGGATTTCGCTCACGGAAAACCAATGTTTGTTATCCATACAGACCACCATGATAGACAAGCAGGTGCGGAAGAGACTAAGTCTACGTCATTTAGAAGTTCACGGTCAAATGTTGAAACAATATCTCAAGTGGTTTCACCAAAAGAATTATTTCCATCTTCCGATATATTACTTATCTCAACTGTTGATTCCGCAAATTATGCGGTTAATGAAATTTCAGTTGACCAAGTAATTTCTTATTTATTTAAATTAGATAAGGATAAATCATTGGAGAAAAACAAAATGTTAATGGGGTTAGTTGCAAACAAACTACTATTAGCCTTTAAAAACAAACCAGGGTTTTTAGAAACATTGGTTATGGAATGTACACCATCGTTATTGAATATTCTTCAAACTATTAAACGAATAATGGTTGAAAAAGGATATGCTAAACCGGAGGAACTTGAAAAAAACAAAGAAAATTACGTTAAATCAATGCAAACCAATCCTAATGTTAAAGTATTAGGTAATGTTATTGTTCAATATGGTGGTGGTTCAATGTTTAAACCAGGTTCTTACGATAGATATACACCATTCAAAAATAACCCGGAAGCTGATTTTATTGTTATTGCTTGGCCTTTGGGATTAGTTCAAGCGTCTTGTAATCCATTCAAAGGTGAACGTCAATTAAAAGGTGTTAATTTAGGTGAGATTGCTCAAGAAGTATTGTCAAAATGGGAAGACCAATTAAAACAAAGAGAAATATCCCTTTCAACAATCAAATGGATTTCAGAATCGTCAAAAGATTTTAACCCTGAATCAACAGGATTTACATTTAAAGACTTTGTTGCATTATATGGTAAAGATTTCAAAACTATGGATAATGGTAGAGAAAAATTAACACATATTGGTGAGATGATGGAAAAACCATTCTCTGAATTACCGGAAGAACATAGACAAATGTTAGATGATATTAAGGTAAACGCTTGGGATTTCATTCAAGCAAATAGTGGTGGACACAAATGTATTACAAATATCTCAGGATTAAACTTTATGGGTAGAAGTACTCGTCCACCAAAAGGAAGTGGTGGGTATAATAGAGAATCGGAAGATGCTCCTTATATTAAGTTTACAAAAATGATTCAGAATGAGTTTGTGAAATTGTTACAGGAAAAGATAAATCAATCGTAATGAATGATTTTGTCTCCGGACTTAATCCCTAATTTTTTACAGGTACCACCTTGAAGTTCAAGTATCATATCACCTTCACCACAATAGTTTCTACAATCTTTGGTTTTACAAGGGGGACAGTTGTGGTGGATTTTTGTAATAATATCGTCTTCAATCATAATGATGTCCAAAGGTATGATACAATTTTTCATCCAAAAGCAGTGTTGACCTTCAGACATAATAAATAACATCCCGTTAAAGTTGCCGTCAAATCTTTTATCCATCATACCACGACTAGTGTCTTTGGGTGATATAACAGTTTTGACTTTGAATTTATTTTTGTTTATAGTTAATTCCATATACATATAAATACACAAAAAAATATAAAATGAAAGAAGTAAAACGATATTCCGGTGTAATTGTCAAATGTGGTGATGAGGTATTACTATGTAAAAGAAACGCGACCGATTCATTACCTGGTCAATGGAGTATACCTTGTGGTCATTTGGAAAAAGATGAACATCCGATGGATGGTGTTAAACGAGAATTTAAAGAAGAAACAAATTATACTTTAGATAACAAATTAAAATTAGTTGGGTTTGTAAAAAGATATAATCGTGATGGTTCAGAGATTAAAGGATTA